GAGAACCTTGCCCTCATCAGTATCTTTCCACCACAAAACCCATTCTTTAATGGACTTTGTGCCGTCATCTGTTTCAACAGTTCGGGTTCCATTATCATCAACTACTACTTGAGCTTTGCTCTTAGCAATCAATCCTGGAATTACCAAACCAACAGTTCTTGGATCATAACCCTCAGTTATCAACGAATCCTTGAACTCTTTATTAATCATAATCTCACTAATAAAACTATTAGCAGATTGGATTTCCATATCTTTCTTTTCAAGAATTGAATCTCTGTCTTTCAAAGACTTGTTCAATCTGTCAAAGTCTCTCTCTAATTTCAGTTTAGCTTTTTCTAGCTCTACTGCTTTTTCGTCGGCTTCTGGATTTCTGTACTTAAATATTGCATCATGCAATTCGTCTTCATCCTTAACACCATACTTTTCCAAAAGACTTGTAATTCCACTATTGGAATTTTCTTCTGGTTTGCTATCCTGGACCTTCTTGAGTTTACCTAACAACTCATCTCTTTTCTTCTTTAGTCCTGCTGTTTCTTCGTCAACCTTTTGCTTGACAAGTTCCTCCACACTATCACTTGGCATTAAGCCTAATGACTGAATCAACTCTGGACTCTCCTCAAGAGCCTTCTTCAATTCTTCCGCTGTCAATATTTTCTCCTTGAGATTTTTTAATGCTGAATACTGTATGTATCAACAATTAATTAAAAAGTATTCCTAAAATACTATTAGTTACATTATCGGCAATTATAGAGAAAACTTTAGCTTTTTGGTATTTTTTGGGTGATTTTTGTTTATTTGTATATTTTTTAAAATAAAAAACCCACCAAAAAGGTGGGTTAGTGTGGAAGCTCAGACAGCTCTGACCCGTCTCTTTCACTTATGATAGTGCGTGTTTGCCAACATTCACCTCTAGCTTCCTATCAAATCCTTGCAAGGGTAAGACCAATTTAAACTAGAGAGTTGATGACAACCTGCACATTAGATTTTTTTGTCTTCACTCTGTATCGCTCCAATTCTTTATCAATGTAATAAGCTTCTTCATCCTTAATAAAATCTTCAACATCTTGAAGATCAATTCTTAATCCTTCAACACTATGACCATACTTGTAATAAATATTTTGTGATGCTCGTGTGGTATACATGAGATCACCAGTAGAATACTCATCTCCACCCATCATAGTACCTGTACCACTCCATGTATCTGAAATCTTAGAATTATGGTAATGAGAAAAGATTACATAATCTATCAATACTCCATGTAATGTTGCATATTTAGCAACTAAATCTCTTATTGATTTTTCTTTGTCTTTCTTTAAAATATCTCCATGTAAAAATAGATAAGTAATATCATCTACTTCTAAGACAACTTCCCTGTAATTAGTTTCTATGAATTTTACATGACTTGAAATAGCTTCTTTAAGAATATTATGTACTAGATAGTCGCCATTGTTTGATACTAAAAGATCTACGGAAGACATTCCTTCATTAGAATCGTAGAACCTAGATTCATTACCACATACTGTCATATAACTGACATTAAACATATCTGATAGTTCTAGTAAAGCCTGTTTAACTATATGAGTTACTAATAATGTAGCTCTCATTGTTGATGTGGCTTGAGTCATTTGTTCTGATAGTCTTCTGTCTGATGAAATCATATCTCCATTGTTTACTACTAAGACACTTGTGATCTCCATTGATTTGAATTGTTTTATAGCTCTTGTTATTAAGAATTTAAGTCTTTTTGATAGTACCTTAAAATCATAAGTATTAAAGTCTGTGTATACATTGTTATTTGCATGTATATCTGATAATACTATTATTCCCGTATCTGGTGATAAACTGGAATGTTTAATCTTATCAAATTTTTTATGTTCTGTATTTACTGTTGATAAATCTGAGGAGACAAGAGCATCTATTAATGCTCTGTTGTATTCTTCTAAAGTATTATATACTCTAAAACTCTCTCTTGATATTTTCCTGGCAACTCTATTAGAATCTAAAAGCTTTTGATGTTCTGCTTTGAATCTAACATCATCTTTAGTTCTATCTGGTAATTCTGACTCTTTAATTAGATTCCAAAATTTCCTACAATATCTTTTGTACGTATCTAATGGAATATCACCTACTTCTTGACAATAATCATCATATAAAGAGTATAAATCTATTGATCCATTCTTATCTTTGATATTCTCCGAGAACCATTCTTTTCTATTCACTTGAACTCCTAGAGTTTTTAATGACTTTATTACTTAGTTTTATTATCGGCAAGAAAAGAAAAAAACTTTAGCCTTTTAGACTAAAGTTTAGAAAAATTGTTTTACTTTCCATTTCAATTTTGAGTCCCCCAAATTTGGGGGACTCAAATTCTATACAACAATGATCTTTTTAGTATCTATGTTAGCTTGTCACCAACGATCTTAGATTTATTCTCAAACAACTTAGCATCACGCTTTCGTTTTATATCAGGAAGGAACTCCATTATCTTCTCAGCAGTCTCAGTAGAAGAATCACGGAGCTGGTAGTATCCATAATCATGATTGTCTGGAGAAGCCAATCTGAAACTCTCTAAAATTTCAAATGCACCAAGCAGAGCGATCTCATCATCATTCATGTTGTACTTCCTTATTTTTCTATCACCAAACAAACCCTTATACTCATTTTCTGTGAGATTTCTATACTGATGATTTCCTATAGCTCCATGAATGTGCCATTGTGATGTCAATTTGTTTCTTCTCTTTGTAGATTCTTCTTTTGTTAAATGAGGCACAGCAGATTCAATAGAATATGATCCTGTCTTTCTAATTGCAGGGAGAACAGTCTTAGTTAGCCATTTTCTAAATGGCTTTGCTTTGGGAGATTTACTTCTAATCATAAATTCATACATACCAGACTCATTAATAAATGAGAGATTCTGTCTCCCACCCTGGGTGTCCATCTGTATGTACGTCCTTTCATCATCATCAAGATTAGATAACATGTCTCTATACTTACTAATCTCTACAACCTGTGCTACATCCTTTGCCGCAAACCAAGGTTCTCCATCTTTGAAGACAACCCTAATTTCACCAAAATCCTTGTTCCGAAACAATTTAACTAAATTATTTCCTCCCATTTCCATAGTTCACTCCTTGACTCCGCCCAGCATCAATCCAAAAATAAATTAACGTGGCAAAATCTAATTTTGGCAAGACAAAGCCAAGGAATAAACCATGGAATCGCTCGCCACGCTCAAAACATAATTGTGTGTGATGACACACAAGAAGCAACGCTTCTATTTTTATTATCGACCAATTTAGAAAAAACTTTAATCATTTATATTATCCTCCTTAGTCTTGAACTAAAAGTATCATAAAATATAAATAATGTCAAGGGGAATTTGGAAAAAGTTTAATAAATTTTAGGAATATCTACACCACGTTCAATAAGCTCTTCTATAGTGTATCTTCTCATGGTATTTTTGTTCATGATCAGGTCGAAGAACTCACTTCCATTCATATTAGAATCCTTCCACATCTTATATCTAGTAGTGCCTAAGATACTCTTCTGTATTACTTCTGATTGTCTCTGAAACCAATCACCTAAAGATTCTACTGGTTGCTTAATCTTAGGGAACAACTCCCTGTTCTCTGGAGTATCATCTAAACCTAGAGTCTTCCAATCAAAGAAGATATAAGAAATACCACTTCTGCACCTATAATGTGCTGGTGGGTATATCTCATAAGGCAAAGTAGATCTAGTATTATCAAAATACCATATACCTCCATTAAGGTTCAAACAAATATCTGATGTTTTTCCATCAAGAATAGCATCCCATCTATAGCCACGAACAATATCACCATTCTTATTCATTGTGTATGCTGATATATTGTTAGAAATATTAGTGAGAACTGTCTTTAAGTTTGCATCTAAATTATTATAGTATCTGGAATTAAGTCCATTTCTATAATTTAATGATCTATTCCCTACTAGCTTATCTGCGATTTCTCTTAATGATAGCTTATTCTGATATCCATTATCTATAGAAGAAATTAAATTATTCAATCTTCCTTCCATGATAGAATCAAATAGTAGAGCAATCTCTAAGACCTCACCATTATCTAAATATATTTTTTCATTTAAAATATCTGACTGATTTCTTTTATCTTTCTTTATATCTGCATATTCTGATAATTCATTATCTAGTAAATTATTATAGTAATCTTTCTCTTCTTTAATAAAAACTTTCAGTAGAGCATCTATTTCTTCATTGAAGATTTTTCTGTATGCTTTCTCTATTGCTTTAGTATTTTTTAGTAATTTCAAATATCCTGCTGAGTCTAAAGGAACATCAACTTCTAATGATAAAATAGCTGTTCTTATTTCTTGGTCTGCTTGTCTCAATAATGCTGATAATCTATCCACCTCTTGTTGGGAAAAACCATACACATCAAGAGAGTGGATAATCAATAAGTCATTGAATCTTTGAAATTTCGAGGCCATTATTCATCCTCTTCTTGTTCTTCTTCCTGGTTATTATTTGTGTCTTCTTGTTTTAATGTTCCCTGTGCTAACTGATTGTACTTCCCTGTCATAGAAGCAAATGTAGTATTGTAATCACCTGTACTTGGTAATGGATTATTTTTAATCTCATTCAACTCTTTGTCTATTGTCCAACCTTCTGGATAAACATTAAGTGCTGATAGCTTATTGAAATAAGTTCTAAATGACATCATTCCTGACATTACGGCAGAAGATAGAGAAGTTAATAATTGACCATCAAGTTTATCATTAAAATAGTCTTTAGATAATTCAATATTAACAAGAATATTCTGTATTCCTGTCCACTCTAATTTAAAATTTAATACTTCTGTAATAATCTCTGACAATACATGAGAAATATCTGCTAATGTAGCTTCCTCTGAGGCTATATTTATTTCTGATGTAACTCCTGATGCTACATATCTTCCTTCCTGAGATATTTTTGAAGCCCCTAAAACTGCCATTAGTTTTTCGTCTTCTTCCATAGCCTTTGATAACATAGAATCTGAACTAGCTTCTAACATATATGCTTGTGAACCTTCACCTTCCAAGCACAATGCTTGTCCTAAAGTTGGAACAAAGTCTTCTGGCTGATTAGTGAATATAGCCGTCTTTACGCCTAACCAATGACACATTGAAGAATGATCAACAGAGAGATTCCAATGGTGAATATTTACATCGGCTATATCTAATAACAATGATTTAACACTCTTCTTGTATTCATTTCCATTATTTGTAACAACCCAAAATGGTATTCTATCTAAAGGCTTTCCATCTTTTAATGGTCTGGAAACCTCTATAACTGAATAACTTCCTGATGGAATACCACCTATTTCAAAAGAATCTGGATATTTATTAGGGGCTTTCGTTTTCTTAAAAACTATTTGTCTGTACTCTGGTTTAGTTAAAGCATTAGATAAATATAGTATTCTGTATGCTGTGACTGATTCATTCTGTAATGGATTATCTGGATTCTGTTCTTTTACTTGTTCTCTCAATGAAAACATAACAGGAACTTCTTGATGATCAATTATCGCTGTTTGCCAATTAACTATATTCTCTGCTGAATATATACAAGATACTGAATGTATTCCACTCTTTTCATAGTCATACTGATTGTACTTTTTTACATTTCCGTCAATATCCAATTGAACTGGAAAATCTTCTAAGATACCTACTTTCCCTGTTTGTAAAAGTTCATCTGCCATATCTTTAAGGAATGCCTGGATGGACTTTCCATCTGGAGTAACATGTTTGAAAATTTCAAAAATACGATTTCTTGTATCTTCTTTTACTAATCTTGATGCCTCTACTGGATTATCTTTCTTGTCCTTCTGATAAATCTCTATTGTGGGAGTTCTGTAGAAAAGCATTGATTTATACCCTTCCTTGGTAGCTCCTGTGGCATTAAAGAACAATCCTCTTTTTAAATATTTATCATATTGGTCATCTGTATGTCCATTTGGCTTAGGAACATAAGTTTCTTTTTTAGCTTTTACTTCCTGCTGTCCTGCTACACAATCTCTGACTTTTTCCCATTTAAAAATATCATTATCATAATCATTATGTGTTATTCCAACATTGTAATTTACACTGTCACCAACTTTGAGACTATCAAATTGTTCAAACATTTATCACTCCTTAGTTGATTATCGGCATAAAATAAAAAAACTTTAGCTCTATGAAGAACTAAAGTCTTATTTGGAATGTACACCTTAAAAAAACTACACATAACGTTCCAAGAATATGAGAAGTTGGCGACCAACGGGAGCCAATTTGGGCGGAGTGAATCGGAGCCTGGTACTCGCTGTTAAGTGAAGAAATTTCTTGTCGCACCGGTGCGACACTTTCATTATAGCTTAGTTTAAAAATTCACAAAATATTTTTTCACTTAATGTCCCGAGAATATGAGACGTGCGAAGCATTTGGATGAACACAGTGAATCTCATATTCTTTGTTAAGCGAAGTGAGTTCAGGGGCAACATACTGCGAACTGTATATACAATAATCATTTAAGCAATATTTAATATTGTTGATAATTATAGCACTCCTGCATGTAATATTACATTGTGTTTCTTTCATTTCTATCCCCAAATTACATATAACGTTCTGCGAATATATGCAGTGCTAATCGCACACGCTACCAGCAGTACATAGCCCTTTATCGTAGCCATTACAACCCTTTTCACTTCCATCTGTGCGAGTGCATTGAGCCGAAGGTGGCATATATTCGCTGTTAGGTGAAGATTTGGAGGATCTTACGATTTCCAAGCCTTCCTTTTTAAGTGCTGGTAAAATGTGTCTTGGCACTATCATTCCAAGATCTTCACACATTCTACTTGTTTCAATCGACTCCATAATTATTTGGCTAAACACATTTTCTATTTTTTCCACGCTTCCTCCAAAATTTCGCCTAACGTTCCGATGCTATGTGTCGTGTTCCTAATGACATATAGCATCTGTTATATTTAGTTTTGCAAACTAATACGACATCGGCATAATTAACAAATTATCGCCACCAGAAAAAAAATATTTACTATTTAAAGCTGGCTGTACTTCATGAGCTAACAATATTATCTTAAAAACTTTTCTTTTTTCAGAAAACCCATAATTTTCATTATTAAGATGCTCTTCTAAAAAAATCTGTGCCGATGTTGGGTCTTTGGCAATTAAATACCATGATCCAATCCCATTTTCTAATAAATATAAATTCACCCTTACCTCCTTTGCAAAATTGAATATAACGTTCTGCGAATATATGCAGTCATGTGACTGTTTCAAACATATCAGTAGCATATGGATTGCGAATACATTTATTACAGGTTTCGCTTCCAATATTAAGACACGCCTCACATGATTGAGCCGAAGGCGGCATATAATCGCTGTTATGTGCTGTTATTTTTGGACGCTGGAAATCACACCCTCTTTCATACTTACAACCAAAACCATTTTCACATAAAACAGAATGCTCACACTGATTTAAAAACTCTATACCTGTACATCTTTTCATAAAAACCTCCAAAAATTATTGCACATAACGTTCTGCGATTATGCGAAGTGCTTTTTAATTATATCTCTGACATCTCGACCAGCCTGAGAATCTATAGAATATCTTATATATTTTAACACTTCTTTTGTACATTTCGCATAATCGCTGTTAGATAATGTTAATTTTAAAACCTCATCATATAAATCTAATATAGCAACTTGAGTAACCTTTTCTCGTTTCGCTAAAATTGCACCATGTTTCATGCAGATTTCCCATAGTTCAGGGTTTTCTGGTTTAAAATCTCCCATACTAATACCACCTCTTTAAAATTAATTTCATCTAACGTTCCGATGCTATACGAAGTTTCAATTTTGTATAGCATCTGTTATATTTAGTTTTATGTGCTGTTTAGAGTTCTGACTAGTCTCAGAGTTGAAACATATACTCACTCTGCCACCGAATCTATTTTATCCATAATATTGCCCTCCATAAAATTGAATATAACGTTTCAGAAATGCATGAAGTTGGCGTAGCCAATTTGGGTGACCAACGGGAACCATGTATTTCTTGTTAGATGATTTTAAATTGGTTACGTCAACCAGCTTATTATTTATTCCGCATTGTGGACAAAAAGGTGCAGACACACCACTTCCAGTAGGGATACCATAAACATACCCAATGTATCCACAATGTAAACATTCCTTTATCATACTAACCTCCAATTTAATTTCATCTAACGTTCTGCGATTATGCGAAGTTGCCAAGCTTTTCAATTGCAACTTGAATGTTTTTAATACACCTACTTAACTCTGGGTCTTTAACTTTTGGCAATTTTGCATAATCGCTGTTAGATGATGTGTTTTGGAGCTTGGTTTCAAGCCATTCAACATACTCTTCATAAAATAGCCCATCTTCATTACACGGCATACCGTTTTTTAAAAAATATTCTTTTCTTAAACTCATAAATTCCTCCAAAATATTTCATCTAACTCTTTTTATACGCATTGCGTGATAACCAACAAAAACAAAGTATCATAAAATTACAACAATGTCAAGGGGATTATGAAAAAAGTTCTAAATTCCTTTAACTTTAGTAATTCTTGCTGTTCTAGGCTTAGAAGATATAAGATAACGAAGAGTATCAAATAAGTGATCCTCCGAAGTAGTTAATACATCGTCTGGATTTTTACTATCTCTAGGAAGCCCTGGAATAGTTCTAATACAATGTTTGCAATGATCAAAGAAATATAACTCTGGAAATTCTGTATTTTCGTCCTGCACAGCATTATACAAATATTGTCTTATAATTTGAATACCTCTAATACGAGAACCATGAGTCTTGTCCCCTGTAGTAAATAAAGTCTTATGTGCTCTACCACTATGCCCTAAAGCTAATAATTGATGAATAGTTTCATAACCGCCAGACCTATGTTTTCTCTCTTTATTAAATATCTGATTATCTGCTGGACCTGGACGAACCCATCTTCCCCAATAATTATTTTTCTCTACTTCCCTTATTTTTGACCCTGTAACATCTGGAGTCTCCTGTAAGCCTTTATTGTCCTCATCTTCTTTTGCTCCATACAATTCTTGGATTACAAACTTAGACCCTTTAGGGAATGCGTGCATTGTACCGTCTGCTAGTTTAATATGAGTACCGTCACTTGTAGCCACCCACAATACAGCATAAGGATGGGAAGAACCCCAGTCAAATCCTCTAGCAATAGACCATGATGAAGGGATTTTAAATGGTTCTATTACATGAACATTCCTATCCCATACCATATCAAAAACACCACCGGAAGGAAGATCCCAATTACCTAAAACCCATGCTTTATATTTTCTTGGGTCTGCATCCGAAGAAAACTTTAAACGATTAATGTATTCTGGGTCATTATCCATCATGTAGGTATTATCTGTTGTTTTGGAATTTATCCAAGTCCTTTTAACGCCTGTCTTTGGATCTGATATAATTTCACAAGGATCACCAGCATCTATAAATCTTCTCTTCACTGCATTGTGTGAAGGTCCCATGGGGTTTGTAGTGGAACGATAACGTAAAGGTACACCTGGAGTAGATGTACGACAAATAGACATAGCTTTAAAATATAACTCTAAATTCTTCTGGGAAGTTAATTCCTCAAATCCGATAAAAGGTACGTTAAATCCATGAAGTTTCCTATTATATTCTCTTTCATCTGCAATGCCCTGAAAATATAACTTCTCCCCTTTAGGCCATTTCCAATAATTCTGAGAGTGGTGATATATGGCTTCTGGAAAAATTCTAGGGAACCATTCTAATGATTTATTTATCATATCTCTCAAGTCAGGAAAGGACTCTCTTATGATCATTCCCTTCCATCCTGGACCAAAACCACGATCAACAAATTGGGCAAAATCCATTAAAAGTGCATCACTATTATGAGTAACTATAAAATCTTTTAGTACAAACAAATGGGATGGATGTTTTACTCTAAAGCATATTGTATCTCCATACCCTGCTTCTTCTATACTTTCTATACTTCTAGCACAATTTTTTACATTTTGGACACGTTCTGCTTTTCTAGGCATTCTGAAAGGATTAAACTTATTAGCATGAGATAAAGTAGCCTGATAAATTACTTGACTACTATCTAAATCACGTTTTATTTTTACAGTAGCCATACCACCCAAAGACATAACGAGGGATCTAACACCTTCAACTAAACTTTTAAAAATGGAACTGTAAGTGCATCTACCTTCTTTATCACAAGAACCATCGGAATCCATAAGTCCCTGTAAAACTGCTAATCTTGTTTCTGGATCAGCACAGAAAAGACTTTCTGGAATATTTTTACATTTATTTTTGATCACAAGACTATAAGGTTCTTCTCCTTCCCACTTTTTACCGGGGGCTGGTGCATATATAAGAGGAGTTTTATATTTAACCGTAGTATTAAATAAAGCATCTGTATCTTTGACTATATAACCTTCTTTGGCACTAGCTTTCATAGATCGAACAAACCACTTATGAGATCCATCAACGGTAACTTGTGTGTGATCAGTAAAACACATCTTGTATAATTTCTGATTGTTATTTCGATAGATTCCTTCAATCTCTGTGTATGTTCCATCTGGGGCAAGTAACTTATCTTCATAAGTTATTTCGTCAACACGCTTTAATCCTGAGTCTGTAATTACTTGTTCATTAAGCAATAATCCCTTGCCTGACCCACGTGTCCCTGAGAACAATACTTCAAACACTTCAAATGGTACTGACATGAATTTCTGCTGCACTGGAGTAGGCTTCCATATCACTTTCATCATCTTTTGGTGTTTTTTATCCCGCTGGTCTTCTGTCACAGCATAGTAATCATCACCGTCTTTAACAAAGTTACCTGAAAATACCTTTTGTTCTTTCCCCATGATTAAAACACCCTTATCACATTATCATCATCAACACAAGAAGAATAGAAATCCAATGGAGGATGCATAGTACATTCTAAAATGTCTATCATGAAATAATTAAACAATACTCTGAAATTAGCATAAAAATCAGCAGAGATAAGCTCACGCATAAACAATATTTGTGTCACACGACACCAATCAACAAATGGTCTACTAGAATAAGTATCTGAATATAACAATGGAACACCTAAAGCCATATTGTCTATATAAATATCTGCATAAACCTTTCTACTACCTGTCCATGTATTCTGCTTAGGATTATCATTAACACTAAATAGTTTTATATTATTATCAGCAAACCAATTAACAGCATCAGTGAGGAAGTCACCTTCACATGGTACTATATTAGGGTTATCTGATTTTGGAGATATTCCCTTATTATCATCCCTCATAGTAAGAAGAATCAATTCATGTCCTAGATGTGATAACTCTTGCAATACTGGAACTGCTAAAATATCTTTTCCCATTTTTGGAAATTCATGGGTTACACATGTACCATCAAAGTCAACTGCTATCTGCATTTGTATTAACTCACCCCCATAGCAAAATCTATTGCCATCTGCTTTGCATCTTCCAAAGTTTGTGCTTTCCATTCCCCTTTCCCATATTCAGCTAAATACTCATGAGTATGCCCCAACCTACCTTCTTGATTTAATACATAACTATTCTCTAATTGCTCTATTACAACCTTATCCTTGTCAAATTCAAAAAAATCAATTGAACAAGCAATCTGATCTTCTCTATCCTTTGGCACGTAAGCACAATCTCCATTTTTTATTTCACTACCAATGCCAAAACCGAATATAGCACGATGACTCCAACCATACCACTTATGTTCTTTCTCACACCAACCAACAGAAGCGGTATTATGCCCTTTCTGAGCCACTTGAAAATCAGTTATTCCTCTATGTAGTAAATCCCAAACATCCTCTGGATTACCAACGTAAGAATTGTCAACCTTAGAAAAGCATTTAGTCATGATTAAGGGCTTCTTTGTACTATCCTCTTTTTCAGGATAAGATGCTATATTCTCATAATGGATTACACATTCTTCTTTTATTTTAGCAATTGCCCAATCATAATAATCTATACCATATTGACGAAATGGATAAACAACCTTTTTAAAATTAAAAAATGGAGTTCTAAAAATAGTCTCTACTGATTCCATTTTACCATTAGACCACCCACCATACTTTCCTTTAAAAAAACGAAACCCTACCCTACCTTTAATAATGTTTCTCACAATAACTACCCCCAAATATTAATTAAACTACCAATGTCACCATCAAAAATTTCTTCTGGTTCCATAGGTTCCACACGATCAATCTGAACTTCTGGTTTATCTATAAACATGTCAAAGTCCTCTTCATAAGTTCTAACACCATTTACTTCATTAACACCCACATTAAACACCTCCGACCTGTTTAGACCAATAATCTAAAGACAATGCTGCTGTAGGGGCTAATAACACGCCTGATGTTGGGTTTCCATCACCATCAAGGCCACCAACACCCACTGCCACTTTTTTTGTCTCTGGCTTAATCATAGCAATATACTTGTCTAATCTTTCCAATGCCTTATCACGATTACAAAGATTCAATTCTAGCACTGCCACGTCACCTTCTTTACCATATCGTTTTTCCACAACACCGTCTATAACACATCGCCACTCTTTCGGAACTTTATCTAAGGCTTTCCACTGCAAGGACCCGTCTGAACGGTAACCATCAATAAACGTAGATATATCATAAAAGGCTCTTTTCATGTACACATTTACAATCTCATGTTCCAACTTATCCTTGATTGGATCTAAGATGGAATTCATATATATCTTTATAGCCTCTCTAACTTTAGGCTTATTTACAATGTTGTGAGCTTCAACTTTAACTACACTAGGATTGTTACTATATCCAGCATCAAGGTAAGCTTGTCTTCTATTGTAACCGTTATTACAATAATTAACCACAAAGGCTACTTGTTTATCTGTTAGACCTAAATTCTTCATTTCTGAATATAAATCTTCCTCAACTTCTTCTACGTGACCACTCAATATGTTAGACAATCTTAGCCTCCTATTACAATTATCGGCAATTTGTTGAAAAACTTTAATTTTTTATTTCATATGTGTACAACCCACGGAAAAAACGTGTGTAGACCCACTGCCACTTTTTTGCACGTGGGTATCTGGACCCACTGCCAATAGTGTTTCTGTGGGTATAAAAAACACCCATAAAACTACCCTGGAAACCACCTAGAAAGCATGGTTTAACCAACACCCACTGCCAATAAATGTTCTGTGACCCACTGCCAATTTTTGGGCAGTGCTTATAAATATACACACTACTAAATAAGAATAATACTAAAGTATTATCCTTATATAACAGCGGTGGTGTATAGTATAAAAAATCCTTCTACTAAAAGAAGAATATGTTCCCTACGGGAACAGCACGCACCGCCACTTCGTGTCGGGTGCGAAGCCTTGAAATTCCAGGAAGATCTACAGGTTGGATAACAAAGGATCATTCTGTAGCATTCTTCTGATTTTTAATTTTCTCTGTTTTTCATTTGAAAGTATTTCGCTGGCCGACGGCTGCCGATGTTTCTATTTGTAGAAACAAAAATAAAAATAGTGGATATTTTAAAAAATGCTAAAGTTTTTCACCATTCTGCCGATACTATTAGTAACCCGAAAGATGCCCTAATCATCGAGTAGGGAAATTTATTTATTAGGGGAATTTTCTGTGTAACGCCAGAAATAGCACGAAGATTCAGGTCACTATGGTGATCGGGGAAGTCTTTTTTAGGCTTGCGTTACCTCCGATCACCATAGTGCCTTTTTATATTAGGGAGTTTAGTATGGAAAAGTCTGAGTATTTATTTTATTTATCATGTTTGTTAGAAGATTGGATTGCCAATGGTATCATTTTAAGAAATGATACAATGGAAGTTTATTCTTTTTGTGAAATGTTGTATCAAGAAATATATTCATATCCAGCAAGAATAATGGATGATTTATCTCTATTGGAAAAATGGATCTACTTGCGTTTAGATGGTAACAGTTCCATGACCGTAGGTCTTTCTTTTATAGATTATATTGATGATGAAGATGAGGATAACCGCTATATCTACATAGCTTCTGACGGCAATAAATATAAGATAGGTGTTTCAGTCAATACTTATAGTAGGGTTTCTTCCTTGAACACAGATAATCCAAAAGAAGTTAAAATAATATATAGTAAGAAATTCAAAAATGCATCTAAAGTAGAACACAAAATTCACGAAAATTTTAAGTCTAATAGAGTAAAGGGTGAATGGTTCAATTTTACTGAAAATGAATTGTCTAATGTTATTAATTATATTAAAAATTATCAAGACCCTCTACATAAATCCAAAAAAATTTCAAAAAACACTAAAGTTTTTCAAAAGAGTACCGATACTTATATTAGGGGGTACGAATGCTTTTAATTAAAAAACCTAAGTTGTACATCTTTTCTAAAAGACAAAAGAAAAACAAATATTCCTTCAAGGGATTTTTTACATATAGGGATGTGTTCAACGAAGTTGTATCTTTTGGTGTGGTTGGTTCTTTAACTAAGTCATATGGTAAGTTTTTCCCTAGTGGATTACATTTTCAGACTTGGGATGAGGATTCAGGTATTTATGTTGAAAATGAATGTTCTTTTGTGCAAAAGATCGTATATGATCAGGTGAAGGGGTTTTTGTGATAGTATATATTGAAAAATCGCAAGAAGAGTTTCTTGCGTCAGACTTAGATGGGGAATTCCATAAAAGACTTTCCCATGATATTGTGCAGGATTTATTGTCAGATGAACAATACAATATTTTTGTTATTCGTGGTTTTAAGGGATTTTTTAGTGTCAATGATGACAAATTGGAGGTAGCATGTCAGAAAAAGAAAAAGTAATTAAATTGCTTTTATGGGGAGGAGACAATTCAGATGATATTGCATTCAAACTTCCAGTAGCCGTTAATCAAGCATTGCTTTTCATGACTAATGGTGCAGTTGGTGTTGGTAAGTTGGATGAAGATCTTTTAGAATCAGTTTTCAATGACAAGAAGGAAGTTGGAAAGCAGTTATGGTTCCCAGAGATGTAAAGATGGTTTTATGGGATAAGCTAACAAACCAAGGTGGTAGTTGGCTTTTGGAAACTAAAGATGCTTCATGCACGTTTGATTCCTATAGGCAATTGTGTTTTACTACAAAAGCAAGATTGTCCAATGGAACAAATCTTTTAGCAGAAGCATACAAAATAATGGAAAATATTTTTAAGGAGAATAATTAATGAAAGAAGTTTATGATGAATCATGGATGTGTAAAGGTTGCGGAGAGGTTTATGATATTCCATCTAGTGAATCAGATGAATACTCTTGTCCTGTTTGTGGCTCTACCTCTGTTGAGTATATTCAAGTGATTAATAGGGATTAGTTCTTTATTGGAGTGGTCTAGTGTGTAGGCCACGTGCGTTTGTAGCACGGGATCGTGGGTTCGATTCCCACCTCCGCTATAATCACCCTTTCAGGCGAGTAGGTAAGTTATAGGCAGACCTATACAGCCATGACGGGGTTAATTGGAAGGTTGCCTGAGCGGCTAAAGGAGGGGATTGCTAATCCTTGGGTATGCAAGTGCCCCGTGGGTTCGAGTCCCACACCTTCCGTTTTTTGCACCGATAGCTCAATTGGTAGAGCTACCGACTTGTAATCGGTAGGTTAAGGGTTCGATTCCCTTTTGGTGCTTTTTTAGTGGGGTAGAAAAGAGGTTAATTTGCTTGGTTCATATCCAAGAGATCGTGGGTTCGACTCCCACCCCCACCATAGTCCTAAAATATTTTTTAGGATTTCATCATAAGTGTTGATTTTTTTCCAGTATCATGTTAGAATGGCAGTGAGGCTGAGAGAAGTTTTTCTCTTGGTACTAAAACTGGAGGAAAAGATATGATTTTTTTTAATTTCATGAAAACACCTGTGATGTTGAATGATGGTAGTGTTTTTCCATCTAATGGAGAAACACTAGAACTGAGAATTAATTCTCATAATGTGATTAGAAAAACAAATTCTTTAATCACCTTCTTTGAAGAAGACTTTAATATTAGAGGATTACCAGAGAAGCGGTTTGGGACCTACTACATAGTGCCAAATGAAATTAGGATGATGGCAAAGCTTAGTGGAAGAAAAGATTTTGTTTCTCCAGCCTTAAATCATCCAGATGTGGTAAAGGACAAAGAAGGAAATGTAATCTCTGTTCCTGGGTTTGTTCGTTGATTTTTGTTGTAAACATATTTTTCAGATATATGCCATTTTTCCAAAATTTTGACATTGTATGTTTACAATACAAATTTTATTATTTTTTATGCACCGAGACAAAAAGATCATCCTCCTTAAAAATTATTATGTCTCGGTGCACTTTTTGTATATAAAAATATATTTACATGGTATTTTATAGCAATTTTAAGATTTTCACTTAATTTTGTCATAATTTGAACATTTCCCACTTATTTGTCTTAAAAAACACTTTTTGGAATTTTTTAATTTTCATACATTAAAGATAATATGGTTACAGTTTCCTAAAATCATTGAACCTAACCAATTATTTTTAAGAAGGCTCCTTAGAATAGCTCTTCTTCATCATCTTGTTCTAGCCAATTTTGAAAATCTTCTACAGATTGCAACCATTTATTATACAATAGAAAAGCATCAGTAGAATCCATTGAGAGCATTTTCTTTCTTCTAGCCTCCTCATATTCTACATGAGAGGTCCCATCCTCATTATCATTAATCTCTATTTCTGTAACATCGGATAAAATAATAAGCGTTCCTTTTGTTCTTCTTGCCCCATGTGCAGTCACTAATACAACATTGTTTGTAATAAATTCAATTTGTTTTCCCTTCATCTGATCTCCTTAGGAAAAGAAAAGTATCATAATATTAAAAGAAAGTCAAGTGAATTGTCAAAATGACACACCAATTTTCTAATATTTTTCTCATTGTTACTATATGACACACATAAAAATTAGTTTTGTATCTTAATGACACACTACATAATAATTTCCATTTCTTCTATCATTACAGCCTATGTAGAAATTGGCACGCTGATTGCAATACAGAGAGAAAGATTAAAATTAAAGGAGTTTGTTATGGCAAAAAATGATTTTAGTACGGAGTTTTTATTGGATGCTTTATTTGGAGATGTTACTATGAGTAGTGGGCATAATGCTGATGTGTTGGAAAATGATAGTTCCTACACAATCATACAAGACATGCCTGGGGTGAAAAAGGAAGATGTAGACATCAAATTAGAAAGTGGTGTTCTACATGTGGTTGGTGAACGTACCAGAGATGATAAGGATCTTCTAATTAAAGGTTCTAGGAAAATGAAATTCACATCAAACTTTAGATTGCCTAGAGATGTAGATACTTCTAGTATTTCTGCTAATCTTGAAGACGGTGTGCTTAGTATTGTCATTCTAAAGGATGAAGAAAAAGCACCTAAAAAAATTGAAATTAAATAAAGGAGGAAGATTTTAGCCGTTAAGTTTGTTCTTAACGGCCTTTTTTCTAAAGTTTTGTCCATACCATGCCGATAATTAAAGCATGGAGGTTCTAATGGACAAAAAACAACTAACGAAAGATCTAAATTTTCTTCTCTCAGTTTCAAATCAAATAGACATTGCTATTAATTTTGGCTTTTCTCTTGAGTGTGGAATGTTAGATACATTTAGTAGACTATATGATAAATATATCGACGAACTAGCAAGTAAGTACAACCTTTTTGACGGATTTTTTCAATGGTTTATTTTTGAAAATGACTTTGGAAAAGATCAATTGTCAATCATAATTGATGGTAAGGAATACTTAATTGATTCAATCAAATCATTTGTAGATCTATCAGAACAGATTTCTAATACCCCATAAGGTATAAAATAATTATATACCCTATAAGGTATTGCATATTTTTTCTAAAAAAATAAAGAATTCACTTGACATTTTTTAATTTTTTTGATATTGTTCTTTTCATACGGGGATGAAATGGTTTCGACTATATAACCTAAGAGCGAAAGGCCCATGCAGAAGCTCAGTCTATCTATATGGTAGGTGGTTATATAACATTTGGGTTCGACTCCCAACATCTCCATACAACATAAGGATTTAGGAGGTAATAGTATGTTGTGTTATGCAGATAAAACATTTTGTCCTTTTCATGAAGAATGCACTAAGGGAAAAGAATGTAGACTTGCATTGACAGAAGAAGTTAAAGCGAATGCAGATAAATGGTGGGGAGCTAAAGATGCTACAATAGCAGTCTATCTGGATAGACCGGTTTGTTTTTCAAAAAATTAAAGGAGATAAAAAATGACTATAATTTTAAGATCAGAAGATGATTATGATGATGATGGGCAAGTAATTGAACATAGATTAGAAGGAAATGAATTACTTAGAAGTGATCTGGTTAAGCAATTTCTTAGATTCCTTAATGCGAATGAATATGTTTTCACTAAAAAGTCAATTAAAAGAGACATGGAAGATTTTGAAGGCTTTTTTCAAAAAGACTAATTTGCTCATATATTGTCGCCATTGAACGATTTTACATCAAAAGGTGTTTGGATACCACAATGGGGTAAAAGATTCAATGAGAGTACAATATGAAGAAATGGTGGGATTTTAGAGTTAAATATATAATATGAGGTAATAAAATGAGTACATATAGTTATAATAAAGAGGAATTAGAGGATTTTGCTGATAATATTAAATGTTCTATTTTGCAAGATGTAGCAAAAGAATTTGATATTGATCATAAAAAATTAGCGATGTATTCTGCAAATACATCTATAATGCTTTTCAAGCGTAGTAGATTTAAAGCAATATTTGAAAAGTTTTTGCCAAAGTTAGAATTCTCAAAGGATTCATTTAATATAAAAGTAATTAAATCCGATAATGTGGTTTATAAAACAGAAGAGGAAGAATAAAAAATGATAAGTGGGATTTGGGATAATAAGTATATGCAGGAATTAGGTATTTTTGATCATTGTCAGGAGATTCTTGTGTTGCATGACGAGTTAAGGGTTAAGAAAGTCAGACAAACAGCATTTCCCTCTTCATACAACGATACTACAGCTATAGAAGAGACTTTAGAGAGAGAAATGATGGATTTATTTTTGATTTTGGAGAAGTGGTCCGTAGGAAGATCAAAAATAAAAGCTGATAGAGTTCAAAAATTTTTAAGTAGATCAATGGGAGATAAATAATGCATCACAAATTTTTGTTGCCAATATTTGACGTTGAAATTGAGATCTATGTTGGAGAAAAAACCTTCAAAAAGTTCAAAAAGGAATCATCTAAACGTGGGTACGATATAAAAGCAGGAGGTTATTCTGGTTATTCTGCTGGATCTTTGATCTGGCTAAAAAGATTAGATTTCCTAATTTTGACTCATGAGATTTCACATGCTACCAATAATATATTGAATTATATCGGGGTGAACGATGAAGAAACTAGAGCGTATACTTTAGAATATATCATGAAAAAATCAACTAAGAAATTTTTTAAGATAAAGGAGAAATAAATTGATATCGGTAAAGAACTTAGGATTTAGAGCTAAGTTAAAAAAGAAGACAAAGATGAAGCTAATTGATCTTTTAATCAAATTAGATCAAAAGAGAAAGGGAAGAAAATGGAGTTCCAATGGAAGTTATCGAAAATTTTATTCATAGTTTTTGTAATAGGACAGATACTACTCCAGAAGAAGTGAAAGAATTGTTTTTAAATGGCAATTGCTTCCATTTTGTCACAATCCTTGAGAATGTATTCCCTGGCGGTAAAAGGGTTTATGACCCAATAAATATTCATTTCCTGTATGAACATCATGGACATTATTTTGATATCACAGGAGAAGTTTTTGATAATTGTGAGTTCTTTGAGGATTGGGACAAGGTAGATACTTTGCTTAGAGATAGATTGATAAAAAATTGTTGTTATCTATTAGATTCAACTAAATAGTTATATTAAAAGGAGTTATTAATGAGTGGTGTAGAATTTAAAACATTTATGGATGGTTTAAGGGACATAACAAAAGAGTTAAGAGGAATCAAAGAGGAGTTGGTCAAGCAAAGAGAGACTGCTGAAAAGAATGTAATTCATGGCGTTCTTTGTAGCACAACGCCGGTTGATCTTGATGATAATAAATTGAATGATTCCTACACTACAACTAAAATGAATGTGTATGAACCATTAGACGATAATGAAAATGACATGAAATAAATACTTAGGAGGTAAGTAAATGACATATATTTATTATTGTAAGAAATGTGGTAAGGAGATAGAGGTAGATCATTCTATTAAGGAGTCTCCTACTATTATTTGTGATGAATGTAAAAATGAGATGAGCATTAAGGTTACTGGTGGGCATGGGTTTATTTTGAAAGGTATTGGTTGGGCAAGTCAATACCCTACGTGAGCTACACAAAGCTAAAGTTTTTTAAAAAACTGCCGATATTATAAGTAATGGATGTTAGACGTCCAAAAATTTATATTATGGAGGTTCTTATGCAAAAAGAACTACAAGGTTTAGAAGAGTTGGGTCTATCTACAAAGATAGACATAGGTGGTGTGAATTTAATCTCAGCACAGCAGATTGCTAGAGTACATGGTATAGACACATACGATGTCACAAGAGCTTTTAACAGACACAAAAGAGAATTCAGCAAAGGTGAACACTATTATACCTTCACCAGAGAAGAATTTAGAGAGATGTTCCCTGACCAACATTGTGGGGGTCAGGAAATATTCACTAATAACAAACAAAAGATTGTGTATTTCTTCACTCAGAAAGGTTATTTCAATTATGTAAAGATATTGAACACCTCGGTAGCCTGGGATATGTACAAAAAGATTATCAACAATTTCTTTGGTATCGTAGAGCTAAAAAAAGAAGAGTTAGATAAGTACATAGAGCGTATGGTAGGTAAAGAAGTCAGAAAAAATCTATCTGAAACTATAGATGAATCTGGTGAAAATGAAAGAATGCACAATCATGGACATTCTAATTACACACTATTGTTGTACTCTGTTTGTGGTTTAAAAGAGAGATACTTAGAATATAAGAAACATAATAAAGACCACAATTTTCGTAATACCTTATCACCAAAAGAACTTAAAACTGTATCCGCTTGGGAATCAATCATAAAGTCTTACATTGACTTAGGGGATACATATCAAGAAGTAAAGGCTAAAATGAATATGACTTTGGCTATAGATAGAGAACGCCTAAAGCAGTTAGAATCAAGATAGGTTCGTAATAACACACCACATGAAAAATTTAATAAAAATGTAAAAATGTGCTTGACACTATCGTGATTTTGTGGTAGTGTCTTTTTTAGGAGGAACAGAAAAATGGTAATGGTTTATATTGCAAGTCCCTATACATTAGGGGACAAATTAAAAAATGTTTATAGGCAGATTGATGTGGCAGATCAATTAATGAATGATGGGTTTTGTCCAGTGGTTCCTTTATTAACACACTATCAAGAAGAAAGACACCATAAAAGTTATGAAGATTGGATGAAGATTGATTTTGAAAAGTTAAAAAGGTGTGATGCTCTACTAAGGCTAGAAGGACAATCATCAGGAGCAGATAGGGAAGTGAAGTTTGCGATAGAGAATAGAATACCAGTATTTTATGACATTGAAACACTTTATGATGCTTTTAATAAAGTTAGTGATAAGTCTCTTGTTTTTTATCAGAACGGAAAAAGGATGTTTCGATTGCCTACGGAAGAAACAGGGGCTGAGAATTCATCTGATGTTATTCGTATTAATCCCGAAAACGGTGATATAGGTATAGGATCAATTTTTAATAAAAGTGAGAAAAAACATGGTGATTGGGAATTGCCTAGTGAGAATGTTCTTAATGGTATGTATGAGAACAAAGATAAGATAGGAGGCTTTACTGATACCACCTATTGGAGTTCCTCGGAGTATTCATCGGGAATTGCGTGGAACCAGCTATTCTCCAGTGGGTATCAGTACGGTTACTTTAAGGTTAGTTACCTTTATGTTCGTCCTGTCAGGGCTTTGAATCATAATCATAACAAAACTAAAAGGGTTTTCACTGTCAGTGGTGTAGATTATCAAGCCTATAAGAAAGATCTTCCAGGAGTATATATGTGGGATGAAGCTTTAAAAGCGTGTAAGAAATTAAATAAGAGGGAGAAATGAAAGAACCTAAAGCTAAATATAGTAAGAAATTAGAAAAGAAGATGCGTAAGCATTACAAGAAGTTGGTTGAGATGGGTGGAAGATGTGCTACACTAGAGTGTAGGTGTTGCCCTGGCCATAGCATGTATAATGAAGGTGTTGATTGTGGCCGTAATGGCTGGGCTACCATGAATCATGATAATGTAATAAAGGACCCAAAAGCAATAAAATCAGCTAAGAAGTGGCTGAAAGACCATCCGAAGATGGAGAAAGATAGCTATTTTAAAATTACGGAAGATCTTAAAAAATACAAGGAAGCAATAAATGAGGCTATTAAGAAATTGCAAAAAACACACGATTTCTTATATTTAAAAGATCTCAGAGATGCTATTGAAAGAGAAGAAAAATCAGAAGCTATGGTTAATAGTAATGGTTCTGGCATAACAAACGAATCTGGAATAGTATGCGTCACTAAAGAAGAGATTGATGAGTTAAAAGATGCTATTGAAGAAGATCCATATCTCCATTTTAATGGCGAAGACCCAAGGCTACCAGCTGGAACGCCTGTTTATATAGCTGATAATACCGATGAAGTTTGGGTTAAGTGTAACTATGATGGGATGGTTAAGACAATTTCTTCTAAGAAATACGTTGGATCTGGCATAATAGGGGATGAACTAAAAGTTAAAAAATCAGACATTATAGATATAGAACATCGGGCAGAAGGACAAATGGTGGAAGCGTGGGATGATGTTTACAACTTCAAAAAAGTTGGTTTTTGCATAGCCTACTACAAAGACAAGAAGAGACCATATGTTGTTATCCTTGATGACGATTACCGGTCAGACTACAAACACATTCGTATAATCGACACAAAATATCCTGGAGACAAAAATGATACACTTTGATTTTGTAGTTAGTGAAGAGGATGCTGAGACTATATTAGAAGCTCTTGACATTGAAATCATCTATAGGAACGAGCAGATAATGAGTATTTCGTCTTATCCTTATTTCCCACAAGAAGATAAAGAAAAAATGGTAAAGCGACATGAGGACAAAATTAACTATCTGAAAGATCTTAAAACAAAGATGAAATATGAAAAGATAGAAGATGAAGGGCTAAAGGTGGTTAAAATCTTCACAAAAGAAGAATCACAAAAGATCAGAAGTGGTATAGATAAATACATGGAGGAGGTTAGAAGAGATTCTAACATCAAACAAGCTAAGTCAATAGAGAATTCTAATACTATTTTGCAATAAATTTTCAAGAAAACCCAATGTTTTAACTTTGAGATGAATTGAAATAGATAATTTAATTAAATCTATGCAAAAAAGTAGAAAAAGCTAAAGTTTTTTAAAAAACTGCCGATAATATAAATATGGAGAATAAAATGGAAATAAAAGAGTGTTCAAAAATATATAATACAAAATCATCGAAAGTGTATAGTTGTCAATATCATGTAATTTTCTCACCTAAGTATAGACGAAGTGTGCTAATCAATGGTATTGATAATAGATTCAAAGAAATTGTATTTTCTTTAACCGAAGATTTTCCATTTTCCATAATAGACATGGAGGTGATGCCAGATCATGTACATCTACTAATTGATTGCGATCCTGATTTCGGTATAGGTAATGTAGTAAAAAAGATAAAAGGTCGGTCATCTCACATATTGAGAAACGAATTTCCAGAATTAAGAAGAAAATTGCCATCTCTGTGGACTAGAGGCAAATTTATATCTTCTGTTGGGTCAGTATCTTTAGAAGTTGTAAAGAAATATATCGAGGATCAAAAAGGCGTATAATGGATAATGTAAGAAAACAAACTAAATTAAATACAATAAAAAAACGAAAATCCCAAATATGCAAAGCATATAAAATAAAAGTAGATAGATCAAGATTGAACAAAGAACAAAAGACTTGGCTTAGAATGATATTTATAGAAGCTAAATGGTTATATAATCACATTTTATCACAAGAAGATATTTTTAAACACAATACAAAAGAAAAAACTATTTCTAAGTTAAACAAAGATAGAGAAAAAGAGGATATTGAGTTAAAGTTTATTACAGCCCAGATGAAACAGGGAATTCATGAAAAGATTAAATGGAGCATTAAGGGACTTTCTGCTAAAAAGAAAAAAGGTTCAAATGGTATAGGTAAGTTAAAGTTTAAATCAGAAGTTAATTGTGTTCCTTTGAAGCAGTATAATGTGTCTTACAAAATATTGGATAAAAAGAACATAAAATTGCAAGGATTAAAGAAACCTATATATTGTTTAGGTTTACAGCAAATTCCAGAGGGATCAGAGTTTGCTTGTGGGAGTATACTCTGTGTTGGAAATGACTATTATATTACACTAACTACATATCAAGAGAATAATTTAGAATTGGAAAAAACACTAACTCCCATTGGTATTGATTTTGGAATTAAAAATTCAATAATTACTTCTAATGGAAGTAAATATGATATAAAGATTAAAGAAAATAATAAACTTAAAAAGGCACAAAAGAACACATCCAAGAAACAAAAAGGTTCTAATAATAGAAGAAAATCATTAAATAAAATTAAAAAAGAATATAAGAAATTGCAAAATAGAAGGAAGGATAAGGCAAATAAGGTTATACACGATTTAAAAGATAATCTTGTAATAATGCAAGATGAAAACATTAAGGGTTGGCATAAAGGGTTATTTGGAAAGCAAGTTCAAAATTCAGCATTAGGAAGGATAAAGTCAGAATTGAAGAAGTCTGAGACTACTATTGTTGTGGATCGTTACTTCCCATCTACAAAATTATGTCCTATCTGTGGGAATAAGGAAACAATGTCTTTAGAAGAAAGGTCTTTTTCTTGTTCGTCCTGTGGATTTAAACATTCTGATAGAGATGTTAAAGCAGCTTTGACTATCTTAGTTGCTGGTCTATCCATTGGTACGGAGCGTATCAATGAAATGCCTGTGGAGCCTATAACCGCTACTCTTTGGAAAAGAAATATAGATTTTTATTTTAAAGAACAAGTTGAGGCTATGAAGCAGGAAGCACAAAGTTTTAACCTTTGTGTAGCTCACGAAGAAACGAAAGACTACAACTACTTAATGGAAGATGTTGATGATTATGTGGTCAATGAAATAATTCCATTGATATTTTTGAATGTAGAAGACTTGAAACCAATAGAAGGTGGAGCAACAAAAGAATCCTTTAAAAGTTCAACTGATCGAGTAATCGAAAATATTACAGAAGAGTTTAAAGCAATGACTAAGAATAAAATTTTCCCAAAGGAGTTAGAATAATGAAAGTAATATTTAACATACCAGATCATACTAACAGACAAAACATGATTTTAGCATTAGTGGAATCAGGGTATATTGTAGAGATGAAATACCGAAAAGAGGGGCTTAATACTATATATGCTTTAGAGGTAGATGTACCAGAGTTGATAAGGGTGGAAGAAGAATGAGAGAAATTAAGTTTATATCAATCATTGGTCTAGTATTATCTTTTTTAATGATAATTGCTTTGCTAGTAGTGAATAGCAATACTGAAAAGAGAATAGTGGCTTATGAAGTCATAGGAAAGTATTCTGGAACAACTAAATATGATATTCAATATGAACTAGCATTATTTAATATGGAAACTGAGGAATATGAAGAAAAGATAGTAACCGCTAGTACATATTCTACCTCAGAAGTAGGGAAAATAGTGTATTTTAAAAATTTTAATACAATATATAGTAAGATTTCAATTTTCATGATAATTCCGATTGCACTCCTATTAATGTTGTATATTTGTTGTGATTTAGTATTATCAGCATACGAAGAAGATACCATAGTTAAATCAATTTATGATTAAAGGAGAAGGAGAATGAATTATAAGTTAATTAAAGGCGATTGCCTAGAAGAAATGGAGAAATTGATAGAAAAAGGTGTCAAGGTTGATGCTATAATCACCGATCCTCCTTACGGAACGACAGCTTGTAAGTGGGATTCAGTTATACCTTTTGAACCAATGTGGGAAAGGTTGAATAAATTGATCAAGCCTAACGGTGCTATTGTGTTGTTTGGTAGTGAGCCTTTCAGTAGTGCTTTAAGGATGAGTAATATTAAGAACTATAAGTATGATTGGGTTTGGGATAAAAAAATCCCAAGTGGTATGAGTTATGCTAGATACAGACCAATGCAGCAGACTGAAAGTCTATCGGTTTTTACAAATAATGGAGCAAAGACCGTTTACAACCCACAAATGGTGAAAAGGGATATAGCAATAAAAAGCGGCGGGACAATGTATAGCGAGACAGCACCTATAAAATACAAAGACAAGAAATATAAGAAAACATACACGCATAAACAACCAGTAACAACTTTATATTTTGATAAGGTGAGAAGGGGGACAGTACACCCCACTCAGAAACCAGTCCCTTTAATGGAGTACCTGATAAAAACCTACACCAATGAAGGTGAAACCGTGCTTGATTTTACCATGGGCTCATGCTCTACAGGAGTCGCAGCGGTCAACACTAACAGAAACTTTATAGGCATTGAACTCGATGACAAATATTTCGAGACAGCACAAAATAGAATTAAAGAGGCTAGCAATAAAATAAACGCTACAGGTGAAGCGATTATGGGAGATAATACCTAAACACCATATAAGCCCAAAAGGTCTCATATAAGGCTAATATGAGCAAATGGGAGGAAATAAAATTAAGAATCAGCTTGACAAGAAAATAAAAATATGATATAAAAGGTAAAAAGGGGGATAGAAGAATGAGTATGAATTTACATTGTGAAGGTGATGGATACATTACACTACCTAATGGTGAAAAGAAGAGAGACATAAGAGAGGTTTATTTATATCAAACACCAACAGAAGTGTCCTATAACCTAATAAAACAGGATAATGTCAAAGAAGCCTATTTTGATTGGGTAAGAAGTATAAGTGAAGAAGAGCAAGTACCTATATATGCAAAAGATGATATTTTTAGTGAAGGAGAGATCATTGGATATAGAACAGTGAACTACGGAGAAGTGCATATTGAGGATGTAAAACAAGAGATAGAGAACATAAAAGAAGACGGTTATGAGATACAATGGGAAGTGTGGTGAGAGGAAAAATAATATCTACCTAAATCAAAAAATTGTGCTTCAAACGGTGGGGTAAGAAATACCCCACCATATAAAAACTATAATCCAGCTAGATATCTCTTAACTTCATCATATACTTCTTTATCATCAGTAAGATCACTACGCATTTCAATAAAGGCAGCAATTTTACTTTCTAAATCTTGAACAGCCTTTAATTCCTCTACAGAAAGATAGTTTCTCAATTCTTTACCTTTTTCTATACCTTTATCCTTCTTAATCTCACTAACCGTCTTACCAAAGACAGTTCTATAGATAAGTCTAGTATAGTTACTATAAGCATAATGTTTAAATTTCCCTTCATCTTTAACAAACTCTTTAATACTATCAGTTAATTCTCTTCTAATACCCACAGAGAATGCTCTAGTCTGTATTCTAGCTTGTAGTTCAGCCTTCATACGATAAAAAGCCTGTATAAAAAGATCTTTTACTTTTTTTGCCTTTTCTCCAGTATACCCCATAACAAGATAAAAGAAAGCTGCTTCATTTAGTAGATATTCTTTGTTAGTCTTTCCACTAGCATCCACATATTCACTGCATACAAATCTGTATCCAGTCCAAGTCAGTTCTTCGGATAGTTTTTTTATATCCCTCAGAACAATGAAATGTTTCTTGTTAAATTCCTGAGCAATAATCCTACTTGTTGTAATTGGTTCCGCATTTGATACGTCTTGCGTTGACAGTCTCACTAATTGCATTAGCTACTCCTTAAATTGTTTTTCCATTATACATGGTATTTATAGTATCGTCAACTTTTCACAAAACTTTAGTAAAACCCCAATATAGACATAAAAAAATATTATAAAAAATTTTCACACCCCCGAATATACTCACAAACAAAAATATAAAAAGGACACCCCCCTATACAAATAAGCTCCACACAAGCACGGAATAAGAAAAACATAGCTAAACACCTTATTCATATAAAAAGCCCCGTATAAAGCCAATATGAGCAAATGAGAGGGAAATAGAGAGTATATATTGTGTGAAGAGAGTAGAGAACAGTAGAGTGTATATTCTGTAGATCCTGGAATAGAGGAGAAGGGAGAGGAGAAAGAGAGTAAGGGGTGGTAGAGATATACATAAGATGGGAAATAGATTAAATATGTGTGATTGCAAATAAGAGAAGGAAAAATAGTAATGAAAGACATAAAGATATACATAAGTGGTAGAAGATATTAAATATATAGAGATGCAAATAAGAGAAGGAAAAATAGTAACCAACATGGATGGGAGTGGGTACCAGCACACCTCAACCGTTCCCTACCTTACTATACCCCCCTCAACCATTTACACTATAACTAATGATAAGATAATAAACGACACGAAAAGCAATCAATAAAACTCTCTCATTTACTCATATTGTTTCACTATTGAACGTTTTCCTATACAATAGTGTCTAACTATCAAATCATGTCAAACAAGCTCATAGAGACAATATTTGATAAGTAGATGGTTTGTAATAGAACAATATAGGATCAAAACAATTTAAAATAACATTCTTTTATTCCCTAATCCTACACTATTAAACTATCAAATAGTACATTAAAAATAAACCTATTTACATCAATTTTAAAATTGCACTATGGAACAATCACACTCTAAATTATCTACAAGTACACTAGAGACCATTTCTAAAAAATGGCAAAATGTTATTTTATCAATTAATCACCTAAAAACAGGCTAGTTATTGACATTTTACGGCTTTTTTTCAATTCATACCTATACGATAGTAAATTTTTAATTATATGATATTGCACTATAAAACAGTATGTTAGCTTTAGTTTATTATATAATCTTTGCTATAATTTTCCCTATATTCTGTTATACTGTTAAACCGTTGTAATACGGATAACCAGACAATCAGAAAGAATGATTAATCAATGGAATGGATTCTCATATAATTTACTAGATATCTATTTCTTCATATATTGCCGTCATTGGATCTTTTTAGGGTAAAATGTGTTTGGATACCATAATAGGGTAAAAGATAGCGTGACGGGACAATATGAGCAAATGACGGGATTTTAGGGACTTATTTTATATGGTATTGTAAGAAAAACAGGGAAAAACAGAGAAAAACACCTTTTTTTGGTATTGTTTCGTGGGGAATGTTTGCTTATTGGATATATTAGGGTGTTATTGGGTTGATTAGTGGATTAATGGGGTTTTAGTGCTATTTGTGTGGGAATGGTTGATTTTATGATCTTTTAGGATAGTTTTTTAGTTATTAAGTGTCCTTTTTAGTTATTAAGGGAACCGTTTAGATAGTGAAGCTACATAAGCGGATAATTTACCACGTAAGTATTGATAGCGTAACGATATACACTATTACTTCTCTCTATTTTACCGTTATTTCATCGGCTTTTTAATTTTTTAGCCTTTCCTTTTTTGCTCTTTATCTCTTAACATGGCATTTTTTACCGATTAATGGTATTTTTTACCATATCTTAATATTATTATACTATTTCATGATTTTAATTAATTTTTTTAATTATTGTTTTGTTTTTTCTTAATATTCTTGTTTTATACTTTTAATTGCTTTGTTTTTAGTTTGATATCATACTATACTTATATTATATCAATTATAGTTTAATTCTTATTTTTTTATTATGTTTTTCTTATATTGTTTTATACTTTTAATTGATTTGTTATGTTTTAGGGAATAAAAAGCCGACTTTTTACAGCCGGTTTTTAGAATAGTTATGGTTTAAACTATGTCATAATCAATATAATATAAAATGCACTTATCATTATTCTGTTTTTGATAGTCTTTCAATAGTTTGTTAGCAGTCTTTTTATTGATTATGTTTTTTTGTACTATTTCAAAGTGTCCACCGTCTGTATAATAAAATGTATCTTTTACGATTCTATAAATTTTTTTCATTTTCCTTTTTCCCCTTTGGTTATGGTTGATATGATTAATAATATTGATGATACTACTAATCCCGTTAAATTTTCGGTTGATTGTTCAATTAATAACATCATACCGAAGCCTAGATTTGATATGGTTGATAAGTAGAATAAACTTTTCATATTAGTATTTCTTTTTTAGTTCATATGGAAATACTTTTTTGATTATTGTTTCTATATGATTATCATTACAATCATATTTATTATATAATGAACAAATATAATCATTTCCCATAGTCCAACGGTACAAATCCCATAAAAATCTAATTTTAAGATTGTTTACTTGGTGACTATTAAAAAAATCACCTGTTTCATACCGATTAATTATATATTCAATTGTAATATCTTGCTCTTTTAGTTTTTTATTAAACTTTTCCCTTGCAATGTCGATTTCTTTTTTGTCAATTTTCATCTTTTTCTCCTTTTATTATACTATTATATAGTCCATCACCAGATTATATTCTTTTTCTATCTTTTCCATAATCACTATTAAGTGGTCATCATTACAGCCTAGATTATTTATTATATAATCATAGACTTGTGATATACAATTATCTAATAGTTGAATTGTTGCTTTTTGTCCAAGTTTTATTCTTTCCTTGAATAGTTCCCTGATCATCGTTTCGGCTATCTTTGTTGCACTGGCTACCATTTTAGTTATTCTCCTTTTTATTTTATAGAAATATAATTCCATTGCTATTTTTTTCTTCACAAGCTTTCAATAGTAGCCTGTGAAACTTATTGTCTAAAGACTGTTTCTTTTCTAGTCTTTGTTTTGTGTAGTAATACCCTTGCCTTGTATACTTTTCCCTTTCTTGTTGTGAAAGAGAATGTTGACTTGACATTGTTTTCTTAACTATCATTATTCTTGTTCCTCTTTCAAAGTTTTAAGAATGTATCGTAATGAACTTTCCACGTTGTAGGACTGAAAAACAAAACCGCCGCCGAAACTCTTACCAGTATACTTTTTTAATCCCGCTTTTCTTGTAGCCTTGGTTGATACGTGGTCTTTTAGATCTAAGTCTAAAAAATGTATTAGATAACGTGGGTTCCCGTTAGAATCATTATCTATCCTGTATAGAGGATAATTTACACCATTGATCTTTTCAATACACTTAGTCATTTTTTTGCTCCTATACGATAGCCTATAAATTTTTTTGTGTCTCTGCTATCTGATAAAGATAATAACAGAGGCACAAAGAAAAATCAACCCCCCCTAGAAAAAAATATCACTTTTTTTAATTCCTTGTAGTATAAAGAATTATAGAAAGAACAAGAAAAAAATAAAAAATATTTTTTATATGACATATCAATAATTGATAAAAATTAGCTTGTTTTTACTTTGTTTTGTCTATAGGGTGCAACTAAGAAAAAGCAAAAAAAGAAAAAAGGAGAATAATAAAAAAATCTATAAAATTATTAAATTTAATCAATACAAGAACAATATCAAAAAAAGTATAAAAAATCTTAAATTTAATCAATACATGAACAATAAGAGTAAAAAAATCACAAAGCCCAAAAAATGTTAAATTTAAACAACACAGGAACAATAAGGACTACAAAAAAATTATCCCTATACAAGACTAGCTCGCAATTTTTTTTGACATAATAAACCCCATGTCAACTATCAACATGGGGTCACTTAAATTTAAAATCGGCGTTTTTTACAAAGCTTTCTTAATTTTTTCAATTAAATTTTCTATTTCTTCCACTGTCATTGTTTCCATGTCAACCACTGATATGACAGCTTCATTAATATTATCAAATCCCATAGGATCAACGCCGTTGTCGGTAGTCACCCAAAAAGGGGAACTAGAAAAATCCATATTCTTTGAGGAATCCCCGTCATCCCAAGTCTTTTGATCTTCCTGGATATCTTCCCTAGTCTGAATAAATACACCATCAATAATTTTTTCCATTTTCTTAACTCCTATTATTTTTTAACCTTGAATCATTTTACCATTTTGACTTAATATTGACAAGGTGATTATCCAAAAACAATGATTTTTTCTAAAAAATGAAATAATCCAGAAAATTCAAGAACCCCAGATATAGTTATATGAAAAACTATTTCTTTAGCAAGCTTTTTCATTTTTTCACCGTCCTATATACGTTTATACCATAGTATTCATTACAAATTAGTTGTTCAATGCACTTATCATACAATTCCGTAGCATTGACAAAATCCCATTTTGTTGACTTGTTGTATTCTTTGGACTCTTCAACAAAAAAGATATAGTCTTTAGTATCCCAATCCATAGACCAACCTTCCACTCGTAAACCTTTCTTAGTAGTTGATATATCTACCGTCCCTTGTCTTCCATCAATACTTAATGAACCGCCACAAAATAAAATCATTTTCTTAACTCCTATTATTTTTTAACCTTGAATCATTTTACCATTTTGACTTAATACTGTCAAGGTGATTATATAAAAACTAGAAAAAAGCTCTCATATTATCAGCCCAGGCTTCAATCTCTTCATTTGTCAACGATTTAACGCCGTCATTAAAAAAGCTGTATCCCATATTTAACAATGCAATTGTTTTTTTATTGGATATCTTTCGCAAGGAGACAATTGATTTTTTCAAATAATCAATGTCATCCTGGATCTTTCCATTTTTGACTTTCTCCAATCGGGTTTCTAATTCACCAATTTTCCGATTAATCACTTGTTTATGGTTTAATAGTGTATCTTTTCGGCTCATACTTTACCGCCGTTAAGGTTAACAAGTGTATATTCTCCTGAATCAATTTTTTTCTTTGTATCTTTTGTTGTCTCACCTAAAAATATATTTCGATATTTTGATGTAGTTTTTGAATAATCCCAATAATGGTTATCAAGGAAAACTTTTCCGTTATGATCAATCTTTGCTATTACTGAATCATAGCTTTGAAAGTATCTCCCGTCATTACTTTCTACTATAAATTGATTAGGAACCTCTCTTCCTGAATTGCTTGCCATGTTTCTTACTCTCATTTTTTTAACTCCTTTTGTTTTCTTAATTTATGGTTTATTTTATCAATTCCCCTTGAAAGGGTCAAGGGGATTCTAAAAAAATCTAACTCATTGGCATAATAACAATTTTATCTTTGGTATCATTAAAAACAATGGCTTGATTATTATAGTTATGATTCACTTGAATATATTTACCAAGTGTATTAATCATATCAACGATATAATTAGAATTCAAATAAAAACCCTCATCACTGTCAATAAAAGTTCTCTTGTTTACTGTGTAGTATTCATTATCACCAGAAACACAGGCTATTTTATTCTTATTGAATAAAGTTTTATATGCAGCATCCCTCTCCGCCTTCTGAATCTTGACGACTTCTTTTATTTCTTGTAAAAATGAATTGTCACTGAATACCGTTGTATACTGAAATATTTCGGGGATGACTCTTTTATAGTTAGGAAAATTCCCCTCTATATGATTGACCATAATTGTAATACCATCTTTTTCAAAAAATACCTTTTCTTTCGTATAATAAAAAGCGTCAATACTTTTCCATTCTTTGAACACTGAAACAGTAAAAGAGAATTGTTTTTCTTCATTTCGTTCATTGATAAACAATCTTTTTCCGTCCGTTGCTACAATGTCCCCATTTTCAGCAAAATGTACGCCAGTAATGAAATATCTTGTCTCATCGTTTGACGTGTAATCTATTGCTCTAAGATATGTTTCGTATTCATCAATGAATACATGAATTTTAGATTCATTTTCAGGGAGATTTATCTCAGGATATTTATTGGCATCAAGGGACGATACCATTTTCTTTTCTTTGTTCTCATTAATAAGATATACCGAATCATTCTTGACAGTCAAAAAAAGATTATTATTGTTTTTCCATAAATTCAGCATCTTATACAATCCTTCAATACTTACAAGAAAGTTATCACCATAACTATCTACATCAAGATACCCTGATTTTTCAAGATTAGTAAAATACAGTGTGCCATTAACATGGGCTAACATGGATAATATAGAACCATCTTTGACCCTTTTCTCCTTTCTAGTCTTTTCAGCCAATCTCACAAGCTCCCTCACTCTCTCATCAATCTTAATCATTTTCTTTGTTCTCCTTGTCTTTCTTAATGTTAAGTCATTTTATCAATTCCCCTTGAAAGGGTCAAGTGGATTCTAAAAAAATTATTCTTTTTCTTCTAATAATTCCTCAAGCTCCTCTCTTAACTCTTCTAACTCTTCGTCTAGCTCTTCTGTCTCTTCTTGCAATGCCTCCAGGTCATTTTCTAAATTTTCCTTATCAAGAATTAACTCTTGATAGTCTTCACTTTCCTCAATATCTATGGAATCCATGTAATCATTTAGACCGCAACGATATGCAATAGGATCCACCCGTTTTAATGTCAATGAAGCATCATAGCGACCCATAAAATCATCATAGCACTCATCTAACATATCATCATATTGGTCTATGTAGTCGTCGGGATCAAGTTCAAAGCGATCAATAGAATTTTCAACGGCTTTTATTTGTCCTCTTATGACTTCTGTACTCTTTTCAATCTCTTCCTTTCTAATCTCGATCTTTTCAATTTGACTCTTAATCTTTTCCATTTTCTTTGTTCTCCTTGTCTTTCTTAATGTTGAGTCATTTTATCATTTTGTCCTGGTACCGTCAAGGGGGTTCTATAAAAAAATAATAAAAAAATTGTCACCTTATATATAGGGGAAAAGAAAAAATATTTTCAAAAAAGTTTAAAATCTACTTGATCAAAAAAATCTAAAATGGTATAATGATTTTAACGATAAGGGTTCTGATAGTAGCAACCTCCCCTTTCTGATCGGGTAAGAAGAGGGAGAACCGTTTTCTTAAAATAACGATTGTTTACATTACAAACAAATAAAAAATTTTATTCTTTTTTTAAAATCTCCTTGACATTTTTTAAAATTTATGGATGTATGCAATCAAGAAAAAAATTATTCAGAGGGGTTGACAAAAAATAAATTTTATGAGTCATTCTACATTCCCAATATCCTATATAGTATTTACTCTATATTGCTATCATTCTATATAGTATTTGATCTATACAATATCAATCATACATATAATTTCTAATATATAGGAAAAGGACAAACTCTTTTTTTGGCTCTATACAAGACTAGGTGGCAATTTTTTTTGAGTAGTAAATATCTACAGTATATAAAAATAGAGACCACTTAAATTTAAAAACGCTGTTTTTTGAAAATGGTATTGACAAGATTTTAAAAATTTGATATAAGTATA